AGTATATAATACAATGGTTAAAAACCACATGGCCATAATAAAACAATTAACGGATCTTTTGCCTAAAGAGGTAAAGGCGGTGGTAGAAGAAAATGACGGCTTCGACAGCTTCATTAATTCTAGAACCGACTAAATACCCAAGAACTAATCCTGACATCGTGTATGGCAAAATCAAGCCCAAAATTAAGAATGGATTTAGGAAATATCCAGACGATTATAACCCCATATTGGAATACTGGGAACAGATAGAAAACGGTACAACTCTAGTAAGCAAAAAAGTACGTCAGCAATATAAAGAAATAGTAAAATGGATTAAAAATAACGGATACAAAGAATGGTTTTACTCTCCAAAGCGGGCTAACCATATAATAGAGTTTGCGGAAAACTTTTGTTGCCACAGTAAAGGCAAAATGGCAGGAAAAAAGGTTGTTTTGGAGCTTTGGGAAAAAGCATATTTGGCTAGTGTATATGGGTTTATAGATATCGAAGGTAATAGGAAGCATCAAAGAGTTGTTTTAATTGTTGGTAAGAAAAACGGTAAATCTTTACTAGACTCTATCATGGGCCTTTACGGGTTGGTAGGAGATGGCGAAGGTGGTCCAGAAGTTTATGCAGTCGCTAGAGTGGTGGCGACTTTAAATTGAGCAAAATCGGTGAAGGCTAAATTTGATATATAGAAACAAACATGGAAGAATTAAAAACAAGAACATCTATCTTGCAAGAAAATAAAATAGAATCATCTATCGAAATGTATCTATCTGGCAATTCTCAAAACAAAATAGCTAAAGAGCTTAATATTAGCAGAAATACTTTGAGAAAAGAATTAAAAGCGAGAGATATAAACCCACAAATTTATATTAACCAATATATCAAACAAGCTAATACCGAGGTAATTTTATAAATTGCGAAAGGCTATGAAACACCGTAACGCGTAGAAGGTGAATAAATATAATCCTTCCAAGAGTGCTCAACAACCTATGAAAGGTTGAAAATGTACGCTAGACTGAATTGGAAATGACCAATTGATGAAAATGAGGGAAACCTCCAGAGCATAGGATAAAAAGCCTATGGATAATAACTATTTGACTAAGAAGGACCAAGCCAAGATAGTATGGCAAGAGTCTAAGAGGATGGTTAATAAGTCTCCAGTATTGAAAAAACGAATTAAGACATTGTCATATGATATTATTTCAGAGTTCAATGACGGAATATTTAAAGCCTTAGCTTCTGATGCAGATAGTCTTGACGGTTTAAATATCCATGTAGTTATTATGGATGAGTGGCACCAATGGAAGAATGGCAGGGCTTTATACGATATCATGGCCGATGGTATCACAGCCAGGGAACAACCTTTGATTATAATGACTTCAACAGCAGGAACAATTAGAGAAGATATATTTGATGAAATATACGAAGAGGCAGAGATACAATTTAATAATATGAAATTAGGAAACGAGGTTGATGATAGAACCTTGTTTTTTATTTATGAACTAGATAAAAAATCAGAATGGAGAGATGCTAATAATTGGGTTAAGGCTAATCCAGGCTTAGGAACTATAAAGAAGCTAAGAGCCTTACAAGATAAAGCCAAAAGAGTAGCAGACAATCCAAAACTTGAAAAGAATTTTGTATGTAAAGAATTCAACATAAGAGAAACAAGTTCCGAATCATGGCTACCGTTTGAAGTCTTAAATAATACAGCTACATTTGATATAGAAAAATTAAAACCTAGGTATTGTGTTGCTGGAATAGATTTAGGAGCTACTACAGATTTGACTTGCGCGACGATAATATTTAGAGTACCTGAAGATCGAGGCTTATTAAGGATAAGTGAGGGCAACAAAGTAAATTACAAAGATGTTACTAAATGGTTATTAGAAGTTCAAAACGAAATGGATATTTATATCTTTAAGATTGGTTATGATAGTTGGAGTTCAACTTATTTAATAGATGAACTAGAACAGAACTTCGGAAAGATAACCGAGCCAGTAATTCAAGGAGCAAAGACATTTTCTAACCCTTTAAAGAGAGTAGAGGCAGAATTAGAAGCTAAAAGAATAAATTATGGAAACAACCCAATTTTCAAATGGAACCTCTCAAACAGTGCGATTAGCGTTGACAGGAATGACAATATTGCATTGGTTAAAACAAGTAATCCAAGACGTAGGATTGATGGTGTTGCCTCGTTCATGGATGCCTACATTGTGCTCGAAAGAAATTACCAAGAATATATAGGCTTAATTTAAGGAGGTGCAAAACATGAGAATTGAAGAATCGCCACGCACTTTAGTGATGGGAGGTTCACAGAGAATAAATAGCGAGTTTTCGTGAAAGGAAGAGGAGGTGATTAATTGAGCCTATTTAGTAGATTTTTCAACAAGAATCCGTCTGTAACCCGTTTTCAGATGGTAACGGAAAAAGGAAACGGGTATTATGCATGGAATGGGAAATTGTATCATTCGGATATTGTACGTTCTTGCATAAGGCCAAAGGCAAGAGCGATAGGCAAGCTTGTAGCTAAGCATATACGAGATAACAAGCAAGAAGGTTTTAAAGTTAATCCAGAGCCATATATAAGGTTTTTGCTAGAGGATCCGAACCCGTATATGTCCGGACAGATGTTGCAAGAGAAATTAGCCACTCAGCTTGAGTTAAATAACAATGCGTTTGCTTATATACATCGAGATGATAACGGCTATCCTGTAGAATTATACCCGATACAGGCGCTAAACGCCGAAGCTATGTACGATAGAAGCGGGCTGTTGTATCTTAAGTTTGTCATGCAGAATGGGAAAATAGTTACTTTTCCATACAGCGATATAATTCATCTAAGGCAGGATTATAATGATAATGATATATTTGGTGAAAGCCCGGCGGCCGCCTTAGTCTCCCTAATGGAAGTAGTAAATACAACAGACCAGGGAATAGTAAAGGCAATAAAAAATTCTAATGTTATCCGCTGGTTATTGAAATTTACACAATCTTTAAGACCGGAGGATATAAAAAAGAATGTCGACCAATTTGTCGAAAACTATCTTTCTACTACTACGAGCAGTGTAGGCGCCGCAGGGACAGACGCAAAGGCAGACGTAACGCAGGTTACACCGCATGATTATGTACCAAATGCGGCACAGATAGACAGGACAACACAAAGAATTTATTCGTTTTTTAATGTGAATGACAAGATTATACAAAGCAAATATACCGAAGACGAATGGAACGCATATTTTGAGAGCGTCATTGAACCTTTGGCTACACAAATGGGGAATGAGTATACAAGAAAGTTGTTTACAAGACGCGAAAGAGGGTTTGGAAATCGTATTATCTTTGAAGCGTCCAGTCTCCAATATGCAAGTATGCAGACAAAACTTAATCTGCTACAGATGGTTGACAGGGGATCCATGACCCCGAATGAGTGGCGCGAAGTCTTGAACTTAGGGCCTATAGAAGGAGGGGATAAGCCAATCAGAAGGCTTGATACAGCGTTAGTAAAGGGAGGTGAAGGCAACGAAGAAAATAAACATAAAAGGCGATATAGTCCAAAGTAGTGACAAATGGATATATGGTTGGCTTGGCATTGAGGCAACAAGCCCGCAAGATGTAAATAAGGTCCTAAATGAAGCTAACGGCGAAGATGTGGAAGTAGATATAAACTCTGGCGGCGGTGACATATTTGCAGGGAGCGAAATATACACGGCTCTAAGGAATTACAAAGGCAATATACAAATTAATATAGTAGGTTTAGCCGCAAGCGCCGCGTCTGTAATTGCCATGGCCGGGAAAAGCAGAATAACGCCAACGGGGTTATTTATGATACACAATGTTCACGGTGGGGCCTCGGGCGATTATAGGGACATGGATCACAGTTCCGAAGTCTTAAAAACGGCCAATCAATCCATTGCCAACGCATATAAAGAAAAAACAGGGCTTTCAGACAAAGAATTATTGAACTTGATGGATAAAGAAACATGGATGTCAGCAGAAGATGCAGTAAAAAATAAATTTGTGGACGAAGTATTGTTTGATAATCAAAGTCAATCTATTAAAGGTTTATACAATAGTTTTGGTGGAGTGCCACATGAAACTATTGAAAAAATAAGAAATTTAGTTAAGAATCCGAACAATGCAAATAGCAATGAATCGGATTTTTTATTGCAAAAAACTAAGGCACAATTAAATTTATTAAAATTAAAAGGAGAGATGATTAATGAATAGGGAAGAATATTTAGCGAAAAGACAAGGGCTAATAAATGAAACACAAGGTTTAATAAATGAAGGCAAAATAGAAGAATCTAATGCAAAAATGGAAGAAGTTAAGAAACTAGATAATCAGTGGGAAGAATTTACAAAAGCACAGGCTAATTTGAACGCATTAAACACTGATCCTAAACCAGTTAATATTATAGATTTAGGGAACAATGCAGTTGATGGCACTGTAGTTGATACGCTTGAGAAAAATGCTATATCAACAGAAACAGACATATACAATTCTCTTGAATACAGAAGAGCGTTTATGAATAACGTCCTGAAAGGAACTCCTATTCCGGACAAATTCACAAACGCAGACGCAAATACGAAGACTTCCGACGTAGGCTCCGTAATTCCTACAACAATACTTGAAAAAATAATTGAAAAAATGGATTCAACCGGAATGATTTTGCCGCTTGTAACCAAGACGGCATATCAGGGCGGGCTCTCTATTCCCACTTCAACGGTTAAACCTGTGGCAACTTGGACACCAGAAGGAAGCGGATCAGACAAGCAGAAAAAGGCAACCGGCAGCATAGTATTTGCATACCACAAACTTAGATGCGCGGTATCAGTGTCTTTCGAGGTATCTGTGGTTACTCTCGGCGTGTTCGAGACAACAATAATAAACAATATTGCCGAAGCAATGACGAAAGCACTTGAACAGGCTATTATCTCTGGAACCGGCGTTGGCCAGCCCAAGGGCGTACTGGCAGAAACCGTTGTAACCGGGCAGAATGTAGACATAGCAGCGGCAGACGAGCCGGATTATGATACTTTGATTAACGCAGAGGCGGCTTTACCGTTAGCTTACGAAAATGGAGCCGTATGGTGCATGACGAAAAAAACATTTATGAAGTTTGTGGGCATGGTAGACCAGCAGGGGCAGCCTATCGCAAGAGTGAACTACGGCATAGCCGGCAGACCTGAAAGAAGCTTGTTAGGCAGAACGGTTGTCCTGAACGATTACATGGCAAGCCTTGGTGCTACTATTACGGAAGATACAGTCGTTGCTTTCTTGTTTAACTTTGCCGATTATGTTATGAATACAAATTACAACATCACGGTGAAGAGGTATGAAGACAACGACACTGATGGCCAAGTGACAAAAGCTATCATGCTTGTGGATGGTAAGGTTGTGGATAAGAACTCGCTTGTAACCATCACTAAGAAAGTAGCTGTGGGCTAATGTATACAGTTGTTAAGCTTTTTAAAGATAAGTACACCGGGGAGATAATCCTCCCCGGTAGTTCATTTATATGCGATGAAAATGAGCGGATAAAAGATTTAATTAATAGGGGGCTAATCAAAAAGACTGAGACTGAGGCAGAAGACGGGGGCTGGAAAGATTATCTTCAAAAGTACCCCGCAACGATAGAATACCTGTCAAGTTACACTAAAAAAGAATTGCAAGCCATACTTGAAGATAAGGGTATCGAGTACAACACAAGACAGACAAAGGCTGAATTAATAAAGCTGCTTAAAGGCGGTGATTAGATGATACAAGATATAAAAGATGCTTTAAGAGTGAGCGGTGATGATTTAGATACAGAAATTCAAGACCTGATAGATGCAGCTAAAGCTGATCTCGCATTAAGTGGAGTGCAAAAATCTAAGATTACTGATGAAGACCCTTTAATCAAAAGGGCTATTACGGTGTACTGTAAGGCTCATTTTGGATATGATGATCCTAAAATAGCAGAAAGATTTGAACAGTCTTATACAAGTCTTAAGCATCATCTAACGTTATCCGCAGAATATACAACAGAAGGTGATATAAGTGGCTGATTATAGACACAAAATAGACTTCCTGAAAAGAGTAGAAGGAAGAGATGAATACGGAGAACCTGTGGATGATTGGAGAACATTTACTGCTGTTTGGGCTGCCGCGGACCCTTTGCTGGGAAATGAATATTTCACCGCCCTTACCACGGAAAGCAAAGTTGAAATCAAATTCAACAGCCGATATGTTCCCGGCATAACGAACGATATGCGAATACAATATGACGATAAGATATATGAAATTCTATCGGCCGTAAATGTAAAGGGATTAAATAGAGAATTATTATGTTATTGTAGGTTGGTGAAATAAAATGCCATTTAATTTTAAAGTAGAAGGTATGGATAAGCTTCAAAAGGATTTAGAAAAAATAGGTCAGGTACCACAAAAATATGTAACAGCAAGTGCAAGAAGAGGAATGAATATAGCTTTAAAAGATT